TTCCCAAATGGTTCATGGACCAAATCATACTTTTAAAGTTGATCGTGAGGGAATTGACAAACATCGAGCCCGAATGGAAAATGGTAGAAAACTATTTGCTAAATATTATGAGTCTTTGTGGACATGAATGATTTAACATATAACGTGGGATTTTATAAATGCAAGATCGACTCAACAACAATGAACAGTGGCCCTCACGAAATAAACCAAAGCGTGACATTACCCTCGGAACGCTTTGGTTTGTCATTAGTTTATACTGCATCTTCCCACTCGTGCAACTATTATCAGCACCCCTTACGGGATTTTTTCCCTTTATTTTATCCATAATATATTTTTTTGGAGCTAAATTTTGGATCCAAAAAGCTAAAGAATGTTGGTTTCCCCAATGAATGACTACAATGTAGCTATAATTTTAGTCGAAAATGGTATGCTAAAAACAGCATTTAGAATCAATATGCTCAAAGCGGGATATTCAGGTGCTGAGATTAATGATATGTTAGATTTTATCAATCAACAAGCCAAAGAAAAAGTAGAATATGATTCTAAACAAAATTAGAAATTTTAATATGGAAATTGAAAAAATCCTTCTAGAAAAGAAGGTCAATTATATTGATGCTGTAGTCATGTGGTGTGAAGCAAATAACGTTGAAGTAGAATATGCAGCAGATTTGATTAAAAAGGATATGGTAATGTTTGCAAAGATTAAAGCGGATGCTGAAGATCTTAATATTCTAAAGAGATCAGCACAACTTCCACTATGACACCATATGAGTGTTATGTAGATTATCTAGCACTGAAACGCCATTTTACTACAGATTCATATGATTATTTTAAGTATAATGGTAAAGTAAATGCCAAAAAAGAATCATTTGAAAAACGAAAAGATAAATTCTTTTTTGAAAAGCTTTCCAGACATAGAGATCCACATGGACTTATTCTTGCAAATCTATTATTATCCAATAAAGCTTGGATAAGAGATTTGGTGAATGATAATGGTCAAGAAAATTATAATAAATGGCTAAGAAAAATTCAATCAATAACCAGATTAGTTGATTCGGAATTATCTAATTTAGATGATGATTTCAATTCAAATTTTAGAGTTGTAAACGGTAATCATCCACCTCTTTTAAAACTTTACTTATCTAATAGAATTTCTCTGGAAACTTTAATTATCTTGACGTCAATAACAGGTTGTATTTCTCATTGGAATAAAACCTTAAATGATGATATTATTTGGAATGAAATACAGAAAAAGATAGTCAAGACCAAACCCTTTATTCATTATGATATTGATAAAATCAAGAAAATATGCCTTGACAAATTCTCAATGTCATGATAAATAATACAGAGGTGTAAAATCCTCTACATCAAAATATACAAAATATACAGATATATAAAATATACAAGGAATATACATATGAATGATTTTTCTTCACTAAAAAAGACTTCTGGTAAAAGCTCACTAGAAAAGCTCACACAAGAGCTTGCTAAGATTTCTAGTCAGAGTGATTCCAAGGGTGATGCCCGTTTTTGGTATCCAAATACAGACAAGGCAGGTAATGGCTATGCAGTTATTCGTTTCCTTCCTGCACCACCAAATGAAGATGTTCCCTTTGTTCGTATCTTTGAGCATGGTTTCAAAGGTCCGACTGGCCTCTGGTACATCGAGAATTCTCTAACAACTATTGGTCAAACCGACCCGGTTGGTGAACTTAATTCTCGTCTGTGGAATTCTACTACAGATGATGAATCTCCTGCTCGTAAACAAGCACGTGCGCAGAAGCGTAAGCTTACATACATTTCAAATGTTTATGTAATTCAAGATCAACAGAATCCTGAAAATAATGGTAAAGTGTTCCTCTTTAAGTTTGGCAAGAAGATCTTTGACAAGCTTAATGAAGCTATGAATCCTCAATTCGAGGATGAAGATCCACTAAATCCTTTTGATCTATGGAGTGGTGCTAACTTCAAGCTTAAGATTCGTAATGTAGAAGGTTATCGTAATTACGATAAATCCGAATTTGCTTCTGCTGGTCCACTATCTGATGATGATTCGGTAATGGAAGCTATTTGGAAGCAAGAGCATTCCCTACAATCTTTTCTTTCTTCTACAAACTTTAAGAGCTATGATGAACTATCTAAGAGGCTTGCTGTTGTACTTGGTACTGACAAGACACCAGCTCGTGCATCAAAGCCTAAGGTTGATGAAGATGAAGCGCCATGGGTAGAACCAAAGCAAGCTAAATCAACTCCATCACGTGAACCTATGATGGTTCAAACCGAAGATGATGATGATCTAGAATTTTTCAAGAATCTAGCCAAAGACTAAAATTAAGGGGAGCATTGCTCCCCTTTTTCATGCCATTAGTTCACCAAAAAATTCTCGCATAGTCTCAGCATCTATTCCAACTTGACCTGGATCATTAGGATCAATTGGTGTTTGCACTGATCCTATTCCCATATCAGGTGTTTCTTGACTTGTTGATTCCATATTTACAGATACTTGTGGTGGTGCGGATTCTGCTACTAAATTGGCAGTAGAAGCATCATTGATTACAGAACCCATTCTAGATGCTGATGCACCTAGTTCCATGGATGCAGATTGACCTTCCGCTGAAGTCATTTGTGCTTGACCAGCCGATGGTTCACCAGGCATTTCATTTGCAGGTCCTGGCGCTTGTGCAGCAGAACCAAGCATTGTTTTCGGATCAATTGGTGTTCCACCTTTTCTTACTTCAAAATGTAAATGTGGCCCAGTTGATAGACCAGTATTACCTGATTTTGCTATTTCTTGACCTGCAGTTACTGCGTCACCTTTTGCTACATTTATTGTACTAAGATGTGCATATCTAGTTTCTATACCATCTGGACTTTGTATAGTCACTAAATTGCCGTAATTACCTCTTTCGCCTGCATATACTACTACACCACCGGTTGAAGCTAAAACTGGTGTGCCTACTGGGACCGCAAAATCAATACCCTCATGATTACCTCTGGCTCTTTGGCCAAATCCTGAAGAAACTCTACCATTTACTGGTGGTACTAATTCACCTGATGATTGATCCATCTCTGAACCGGATACTGAAGAAGAAAATTGAGCAGCAGGTGGTATTGCCATGGATGATGTATCAGTCATCTGCATGGAAATTCTAGAAAGACCAGTTGCTGCAGGTGCCGCTGCTGAATCTCCTTGATCAATAACAAAATTATCAGATAAAAATACTATGCTTCTTGCACTTATTTTTAAATCTTTATTTTGATCTGGTGTTTCATCAGAAGATGATTGTGAAGTTAAAGAGGGTGATCTTACTCTAGAACTTATTGGCCTAATACCAGATCCAGTTTGTGTTCTAGTGCTTACTGGTCTTGCAAGACCACCGACTGCTTGACCACCTTGTTCTTGTCGTGGTGGTACCGCTGGTGCTTCTTCTGGTTGAATATCTTGTTGTTCAACTTCATCTAATTGTTCTACTTGATCGACTTCCTCAGGTGTTGTTTCATCTGGCTCCCGAGCTTCAGCCGACGCCGGCATAGCCATAGCAAATATACCCATAGCACCAAGAGCCATGGCAGCACCAACAAAACCTATTTTATATTTGTTTGGTACTCTTGAAGCAGCCTGTTTTAGTTTAACAGGTAATCCAGGTATGTCCATAGATTTTGATTCTGTATTGGACATATTATGTAAAATTTTATTAAGTAACTCGTTTGATTTTACATTCTGTTCTAGATTATCAAGCATAAATGCATTGCTTAATTGTAGCACATCAACCATTGATGTCAAAGATCTAGTGTATTTTTCAACTGGTTTTGACACTAAAGCATTAACTGCTTCGGCTTGTTCTTGTGGTTTTCTTTGACCATATGAAAGCAAAGGAGAACCAAGTGCTGATGGTGCTTCCATTGAAGCCATTGATCTAAAATTAAACTGATTCATATGACACCTAAGCTAAAGAAGATATAAGTTGTGATAGAGGAATCTCTGCTGATCTATCATCTTGAGATGCCATTGCTTGATATTGTCTACCGGCTTGTGCTGCAGGTTGTGGGACTGTAACACTTATTGGTGTTCTTCTAGGTCTAGCAGCCATTGATTGTTCATTTATAACTTGACCACCAACTCTCTGCTCTTGCTGCATTTGTGGACCAGCCGAACGAGCATAATTTAAAGCCAATTCCATTCTTTTTGCTGTTGTTGTACCAGACGATCTCTCGTAGAATTTATCAAATAACATTGCAGCTTCTTCCGGTGTTCTAGCACCCATGAGCGCCCTTCTGGCTCTAGATTCTGAACCAGATAATTCCCAATTGATGAATTCAAGTTGTTCTTGAAATGTGGATTGTTTTATATCTTTACCAAATACTCTAGAGAAATTAGCTTGTCTATCCGGGTGCCATTGAGCCAATCCATATGCTTTTCCGCTATCGCCAACAGCATCAGTTTTAAAATCACTTTCATATTTTATATTTGCGGCAATACCTGCTGCTTGTTCTTTTGTATAACCTTTATTGACAAAGAAATTCATCACTTCTTCTGCTGAACCAGTACCAGATGATCCAGGTGCTCTAGCACCAACAATTGATTCAGATGCTGTTTGTGATACAGCAGCTGCGCCAAAATCATACACCTCACTTGTTTCACCACCGGGAGTCATATCACTAATCATTCCAGCTCTAACTTGCGTTGCTGCAGCGCCGGGTGTCATTTGCCCTGGTGCGCTTTGTGCTCCAGCTGTAGAAATTGTTCTCATACCGGTTGTACCAGGTGCGCCTGGCTGACCTGACATACCAGCAGGACCAATAAAATTATCAGTCATAATAGCAATTGTATCAGCATCAAAAATCAATGAATTATAATCATATTCACCAGTACTTGTGCTTGGCCTGCTTTCCATTCTTTGAGCAAATGAAATAGGTCTCAACATAGGATTTTGTTGAGATACTGGTGTGGTTTGTTGCTCGGCAATTTTAATATAACCACCGTCGTGTAGTTGTTTTGCTATTTCTAGAAATTGATTTTCTGGATATTCTAATTCATCTACAATTAGTTTACGTGCTGCTATAAGAGTGCCTGCTTTTATATCTCCAATATCTTTTAATAATTCAACTTGTGTATTGGAATTAATATCTTGTGGGCCTAAACGTCTAACACTAGGCCCTGGCCCATATTTCTCACTCAATTCAAATGCTGATTTAGCACCGGCAACAACACCCAAAACACCGGTTGCTGTTGTCGATAGACCTATACCAAGTGCACTCATGGTATCTTCTCTACCTGTGAGTTTTTCAATAAATGTTCCTGCAGCCGCTGTTGTTGCAGCACCTTTTAGTACTTGTTTTGGGCTTACTAAGCTTGTGGCAGAACGACCTATAGATGTTGCAATACTTTTTCCTTTTTCAAGTACTCTACCAAGAGTACCACTTACTCGTTGTTTTAATCTTTGTAGGCCTGAAGTTCCTGCTCTTGGTCTTGGTCTTGGACCTGGTTTTGCTCTGCTTCTAGTTCTTGGTCTAGCTCTTCTAGGTTTTTCTGGTATTAAATCTGTTAGATTTGGTATGCCATCATCTTTTGAATCAGTAGCATGTAGTATTTTTTCTAGAGTTTCATTTACTTTAATCAATTCTTGTTCTGATTGAATAAGAACATTATTGTTATCCAATGCTGCAGTTGAAACTCGTTCTATTGCAGCATCAAGTCTTGTTGTTTGACTTCTGTATTCTCTAGTAATTTGTTGTTGCTCATTATCACTATTTTTATTTTGAATACTTGCTAACATAGGTGCCGCTCTTGAAAGAGTAGCACCCGATGTTTTAAAATATTGTTGTGTTTTACTTATCGGCATCTAATTGTGAAATCTTTTCTTGACCTCTGGTCCATGCAGCAACACCTAAAATAGCACCAAATGCTAAATGAACCATACCACCGTTTTGTAAAGTCAGACTTTGCCATGCAGCATAATTTATAGTTAAATCTGCTAATAATTTATAAAATACTGGCATAACCATAGCAATTGCAGGAAATAAAACAAAGTCGACAAAGCATATGATCATATAGAGATACCCCATAAGTGGTCTCCAAAATGATTTTATCCAATGTTCATTATTTTTAATTTTGCGCATTATTCCTATTCCTTTGCTCTTCGAGCTCTCTAAGATGTTGCAGAAGCATTTCCACATATAGATCACGTTCAAAGGGTATAAGATTTTCAATTTCTGCAAGTGAATATTTGTGGTGCTGAGCCAAAGAAAATACAGTAGTATAATAATTTTCTAAGGAGTTATGACTCAGCCCAACGTAAAAAAATCTGCAAGACTCCTTAGTTCTATTTTTCTCTCAGTCCCATTTTTATTCTTATATTCTATTTTATAGTAAAGTTTTGGTGTGGATTCCATAAACTTTACTATTTTTTGATATGTAGTAACATCTAGATTATCTAGAAATTCCTCTATTTCTTTTCGACTTAAAGTAGCTAAATCATAGATATCTTCACCGTTGTAAATCTGATGCATTGATCTTATGACTAGTTCATAAAATGCATTGTCACCACTATTAAAATATTCTTTATCATCAAATATTTGAGCTCTTGGATAGCGCATTACTATACCAGCAGAATCATTTATTTTAATAACAGAATCAACACCCTCTGGGAATTGAACTTCAATAGCATTTAAATCAATATCAAAAGTGTAAATTTCATTATCTTCATTATCTCGATATGAAACTGATGCTATGTTGTTTATAGAAAATGCTCTAATTCTTATAAAGATATATTCAATATCAAATATTGCTAGGGCATCAATATCAAATGTTTCATCAAGACAACAATTATTCACCACTTGTTTTATTGCTCTTAAAATTTCAGATGGATCATCTGATGTTTTTGCCATAAGCAGTAGCTTTTCTTCTTTAACAAGAAAAGGTCTGAACATGTATTTTTCTTTTGTGGATGGTATTGTCAATTCATGAATTGGATATGAAATCTTAGGTAACATAATTTAGAGTCCCATAGTTATTAAGTTATAATTCTTGCTTGTTCGTAATTTTCAAAATGCCAATCTTTAAATGTGAAATTTACAACCGGTTTAAAAAGATTATTTGTTTGTTCCCAGTCTAAAGGCATGTCATTTATTGCAATTGGATAAGCATCTTTTAAAATTATAGTTCCGTTGTCTAATGCATCTGGTTTGGCATTCTCATTTGGAAGAACTTCACGTCTAGTTCCTTCGTTATTAAAAATGCTAATTTTAATATCCGTTACATAATCCTTTTTATATGCCAAAGTATATGTCGGATTACTTCTTCCATGAATAGGACCTGTGTAATCGTAAATTTTTTGAATCCAATTATTGAACATCAACCAATAATTCATTTTTCTATCGTCAATAATTGTCATACTAGTCTCAGCAAATTGAATTCCCATGGGAAATTTTTGTGTAGGGCCTACACCATATCTTGCATTATCCACATTATTTAAATTAAGACCAGGTAGTTTAATTTTTTCAATTCTAAACGATAAATCTCTACCTTCTGTAGTTCTGGCTGCAACGTTGCCACCTGTTATGGCAGGTAAAGTTAGTTCAACTATAAATTTATTTGTTTGAAGAGTTCCAGATTTAGCTATTTGTGCGCTAAATCTGGCTATATTAAAACCGTGTGAAGCCTCTGGCATTAAACCACATTCCTTGAATCTCTATAGATTTGTTCTGTTGTTGCTTTCTTAAAGCTTTCTGAAGGGAGCATGAGAGCAGCATCCCAGTAAGTTGGTTCGACAGTTAGATATCTACTTCTAACATGTGCAAAGAGATATCGTTTTACGCAAGGTTTAAAATATTTAAATCTTGTTGCACTTTTAAGGGTTCTATAAGATATATTCAATTTAGTATTTTCATTATATTTGGAATCAGATGCAATTGAATATAAAGCATCCATAAGTTTGGCTCTAAGAATTGGCGGTAAATAGTGAAGATTTATTCCTAGGAAGCCATCAGTATATGATTCTATAACAAATATAAGTGGAAAGGCATCATAATATGGAAGTTCGTCTTTCCATTTTGGATCGTAGAAAAACATAAACATTTTTCCGATATCATCAGATGATATCTTGGTCACGGTGTTTTTTCTGTCACGTACCAATCTATCACGGTCGACTCTTGTTAAAGATCTTGCCGCTTCTCTAAACCAGGTACGAGTATCCTTTTGGCGAATTGTTTGATCAATCCCCTGCGTTTTACCCTGTTTAGCTAGTTGTTGAAATACATACGCAACCAATTATTTTATCCCTAAATGTTCTTCTGTCATAACTTGAAATTTCCACCCACGATCAGCACAATAGTTTTCAGCCGCTTGCCACTTTGCTTTATTGACACCGTATGTAAATACTTCATTAATATATTTACGTGAAACTTTTTGTGGTTTTGTTGGCTCTTTTGTTTGTGCTTTTGGTTTTACTTCAATCATAACAGTTTCACGTTTGCCTTCTTTATTTATTAGGCCAATAATAAAATCTGGAAAATAACGATGTATTCTATTATCAACTGGTGATCTATATGGGATTGCAAGTTCTTCTGATTTCCACCAGAGCACATGTACTTTGTGATCCAAATACATCATCAGCTTAAGTTCCCACTGTGATCTATAGACAATCTTTGTCGGATCGCCTTTGTATTTCTCTGGATTTTTTGGTTTGAAGTAGCCTTGTTTATATCTCATTTCCGTGATAAATAGAAAATAATAACTATATTTATAGAGGAAAAGATGGCTTTACCAGCAATATTAGGTGCTCTGGCTGCAGGTTCTGCTACGGCGCAATTTGTAGATGCAATAACTGTTCAAAATACCTATTCACAACAATTTCAACAATCATTGACTTTTCCAACAGATTTAGTGTTAACAAACGAAACACCGTATATAACATTTAAATTTGAAATTTATAAAAAAAGATCAATTTATGAAACTGTTAGCACTGAAACTATTGATAGAAATGGTACCGTAAGATTACCCGTGCCTAGAAATTTACAGGATAGTTTTTCTGTAACCTATAGCCAAGAAAATTTAGGACCTGGTATCGGTGCACTAACAAATGCTATTGTAGAGGGAAGCCCAAGAGCTGGTCTAGAACAAGTTCCAGGTGGTTTAGCTTTGCAATTTGGTGAATCAGCAATTAGAAGATTTTCAAATACTCAGGGTGGTGGACTTTTATCACAAATAGCTGGGGTTGCTGCTGAAGGGGCAGGTGCTGCATATAATGCAATCCAAAGCATATCTGGTGTGACACCAAATCCATTTCAAACAATACTTTTTAAAAATCCAAATTTCAAGAAACACCAATTTAGTTGGTCATTTATACCAAAAAGTGAATCTGAAAGCGAAATATTGAGAAGAATTGTAGAAACATTTCAATATCATATGCTTCCAGGTATTTCTAAAACTGCTAGTATATTTTTTACTTATCCTGGTATAGTTAGAATATTTTTAAATCCAAATACAAAATATCTTTATAAATTTAAACCTTGTGTGGTTGAATCATTTAGTGTAAATTATGCACCAAATGGTCCGGCATTCTATAGAAATACAACAGCTCCAGCAGCTCTTAATTTTAATATTACATTCCAGGAAGTTGAATTATGGACAAAGAATGACTTCTTGTCTGCAACACCTGGTGGAAATCCACAAGAAATATTACCACCTTCAATTCGACAATTTCTATCTAATATTCCAGGTTTGGGTAGTTAATATTCAATGACAGAGAAATATTTTGAAAAGTTTCCATTGATTCAATATGCAAATACCATTGCAGTTGATATCACTAGAAGCGCTAAAATTTTAGATTCAGTCTATAATAATCCACACCTTTATTATCTTTATGATATAAAGCAAGGAGAAAGACCTGACAGTATAGCGGATCGCTATTACAACGACCAGTATTCAGATTGGATTTTGCATTTATCAAATAAAATAGTAGATCCATACTATCAGTGGTATCTTCAAAATGAAGATTTCAATGCATTTGTTGCTAAGAAGTATGGGTCTGTTCAATTATCACAACTAAAATATAAGTTTTATAGAAATAATTGGTATGAAAATCAAAATCCAATTACAGTGTCAACTTTTAATGCATTAACTGCAGGTGCAAAACAATATTACGAACCGGAATATGGATTGAATACACTTTCAATCACACCGCTGCAATATAAAAGAAGAAAAGTAGATTGGACTATAGATACCAACTATCTGATAAAATATACTGTAGCAAATGGCTCTAATTTTTCTACTGATAATCTTGTAACTATAGCATATACTGGTGGTTCTAGTGGTTCTGGTCAAGTTGCGGCAAGCAATTCTACCGCTGTAATTCTAAGATGTGTAGATAATATTCAACTGGTAGGAACTGGTACTCTCAGAAATAGAGAAACAGGAGCAAATACAACATTCACAGAACAAATATTTGTTGCCAATAATATTCCTGCAGATGAAGCTTCATTTTGGTCACCGGTAACTTATTTTGATTATGAAGATGAGATTAATGAAAATAACAAGTCGATTAGAGTAATGAACAAATCTTATTATAATATCATGGCCCAAAATATGAAAGATATAATTTCGTAATGTCAAATACAGTAGGCGATATTTCAGTAGATACACTTCTTATATCATCACCAAGAGGTAACTTAAACTTGTCATCAAGTTTTGTTGCCGCTTCAATATATGAAAGTGTTTTTACACCTGGTACTATTTGTGATATAATTGTACTAGATGCAACTGATTTTATTAGAACACTTCAAATTTCTGGTGATGAAACTGTTTTTTTCAAATTTAAATCATATGGTGGAGAGTTAGCATCATTTGTTTTTCATTTGAATCAAATTAAAGATGTGCAATCAGTTGGTGCTCAAAAAGCCAAAATGTATTCTTTCCAGTGTATTTCAAAAGAGATTATGCACTCAAAGACAAATTTAATTCAAAAACACTATAATTCTTTGTGTTCCGAAATGATTAAGGATATCCACACAAATTATCTTAAAAGCACTAAAAAGCTTGTAGATATTGAACCCACAGCGATTCCACAAAATATTCTGATTCCTAGTTATACACCATATAAGGCAATAGCAACTATCAGAAGAAGATCAATTTCAAGAGAAAATAAATCATCCGTTTACACTTATTTTGAAACTAGAGAAAATAATGAGCAGGTATTTAAGTTTGTGACATTTGAAAAAATGTTTGCAGCTAATACTGTGAAGTCATTTACTCAATCTGATGCTATTAATACTGATATTTTTGGTGTTGTACCTGACAATAATATTATTGCATATACAGTTCCAAATCAAATATCTTCTATTAACAAAATTAGATATGGCGGTCCTAGAGCTGTGGCGCAATTGAATTTTACAACTCAAGAAGAAAAAAGAAATATTGTAAATACTTCAAATACTGATCCAAAAATGACCGCAACATTCTTTAGTGAATTCTTTGATGGTGTCCGTAATCCACCTCAATCGGTCATTCCGGTAGATATTTCACAGAGATCAGTCACAAAGATTTCAGAAACAACACCTTCAATTGAAGCCTATATGGCTTCCCTTATCCAAAATTCAATGAAACTTAGAGTACCAGGAGATACTATTTTAGCACCCGGTCAAACTATAGACTGTAGAATACCGTCAAGAACTGGTCTTACATCACCTGTTAAAGATGATTCTGAAATGTCCGGTAAATTTCTTATAACAAGAATTCATCATAGAATCGGAATGTTAATCGAAAGACCAAGATACACATGTATAATAGAATGTATTAAAATAAACTATGAAAGCAATGTAGAATGACAGAACGTAATTTAGGTGAAACAATTTCTTGGTGGGTCGGTACTGTTGTTGATGTTATGGATCCACATGAAGCAGGGAGACTAAAAGTACGAATCTTTGGAAGACATGACGATACAGTCAATATTCCAGATTCTGCTCTTCCATGGGCTCTTGTAGTGCAACCAGCAACATCTGCTGCAATTGGTAAGATTGGAACTGCACCAGTCGGTGCTGTAAAAGGAACTAAAGTTGTTGGATTATGGGCCGATGAAGATCATCAATATCCAATAATTCTTGGTACAATTGGTAAATCAGGTGATCCAATTCCAGGTGAGTTTGAAAATGGTGCACCAAAGATTGATTGGTCCTATGGTAGTATTCCTTCACCTGCACAGGCTTCTACTCCACACCCTTATAATCCATATGCACAAGTCAGTGGAACTCAACCTAGATATAGAGTATCAGATATTGATGCAGGTCGTCAATCAATAGCTAGCATTAGAAATAACGAAGGTATTCGAGTTACATATGCGGTTCAAGCTGGAATGCGTCATCAAAGAACACCAAGTATTGGTTTTGCAAATCCTAGAGATCGTCGAGATGTTTTAGATATATCTAGATCTGTAAATCCTCTTTCAATTGGATCTATATTTCCGTGTTTACTTTTTAATATGATAAGTCTGAAAGATTTATTAGCATTTACCACCAGTTTGGTGTCTGCTGCAGCATCAGTCATACGAAATATTATTGTTGCGGCAATTCAGAATGCTATTCTCAATCTTGCTCAACGACTTGGTGTATTTAAAGTATTACAAGCCATAAATGAAATTGCAGGCCAAATTCAACAGATTCAAGATTTGTTTAATGCTCTAAACATTCAAATTTGTGGTGTCAATCTTATTAATCAAGGTTTATTTGATGTTGGTAATCTAGCATTTGCCCAGGCTTTAAATGGTTTAAATAGTGTTACAGGTTTTGTTTTGGGCGGTGTCCAAAGTGCATTACAAGTTTCAAGTCAGGTTGCTTCAACTTTATTTGATAAAATCATTACAAGACCAGCAATTGCTGTTTTAACACCAGACAGCCCTAGACCTATAGATTCTCTTGTTGTTGCAGCACCACCGTCAGATTATATAAGAAGATATTATGATGGAGTTGCAGAACAAAATCCATTTCCGGGTTATGTTACATGGGTGGATCCAGTATCCGGTAGAACTGTATATGTAAGATCTCAAACTCCAGAATATAGATCGGTTGCAGAACATATGCAGTTTGCTGTTGAAGATTATTTCTCAGAGGCAATTGCTTCTTCACTTCTATCAGGTCGTTTTAATCCGGCAGTATTAGCACAAGCATTAATTGGTGCAACTGGCCTTGCGCAAACGTTTGCAGTTGCTTCTTATCTAGGTCAAAACTTCCAAGCATTGGCTAGAGGGGTTTCACCAGTATTGGCAGGTCTAGTAGGTGCAGCTTTATTTGTTAATATTTCACAAAATATAAGACCTGCATTGAGAGGAACAGTTCTGGAAGGATCTTTAGTGGAAAGAGCTGTTGATAATTTTGCCCAAGGTCAAGCATTATTAGCAAGAAGACTTAGGGATATTAGAGTTGGTATTGGTCAAAGAATAGAACAGGCGGTTTCATAATGTCAGATGTAGATTATAATAGAAGAAATCCGGACTCATCATTTAATACAGAATATCCTTATAATCAAGCAACAATTACTAGATCCGGGCATGAATTTTATATCAATGATGCGCCTGGAATGGAAAGTTTGCGTGTTGCACACACCAAAGGGTCTTTTGTTGAAATAAATGAAACTGGTAAATTAAATCTTGTTGCGGTGGATAAAGCATATTTTTATTATAAAGATGGCGTCACCGAAACAATTGATGGACATAAAGATATTATAATTGCAGGTGCACTCAAAAGCACAGTTGAAAATTCCATGGAAGAAATAGTTTCAGGGAATAGATATAATACTATTGGTGGTGACGGTGTTCTTACAGTTGCTCAATCATATCAAGAAACAATACTTAATGACCATGGTGAAGTTGTTGGAGGTAGAAGAACTACTAGAATTGAAGGTAGTTCTGAATCCAGTATACTTGGTGATAAGGTGGAAACTGTTGAGGGTGTAAAGGTTGATGGTCTATCCAAAGATTGGTTTACCAAAGCAGGTGGTGGTATTGAAATGCAAGCAGATGGTACAGTTCGTTTTAAATGCAAACGGTTTGTAGTTGATGCAGAAGAAATAGTTCTCACCACATCTGCTGGTAATATTACAATAACCGCAGCAGGTATTATTAATGCTCGTGGTCAACAAATACATCTCAATGAGTAAATAAATATGCCAAGTATACTAAGAAAAAATATAGATTTAGCTGGTGGTTTGATTATTACCGGTTCACCAAATGTTTTTGTAAATGGTGCTGCTGTAGTTCGTATAGGTGATACTGTAAATCCTCACGGTGATCATTCTACTTCATTTATGCTTACAGGTTCGTCTAAAGTATTTGTCAATGGTCTTGGAGTTTGTAGAGCAGGTGATATGGCTTCATGTGGTGATTATGGTACTGGCGGTTCACCAAATACCTTTGCAGGATAGATTAAATGTCATCAAGAGCAGATAATATAACACAAATAACAAAAACCCCTGATATTTTTTCAGACTTTTTTACAGATTTTTCAAAGCATCCGGTCACCAAAGAATTAGCTAGACTTCGCAACGATCAATCTATAAAACAGTCTGTACGCAATCTTATATTGACAAATTATGGTGAAAGATTATTTCAACCAAATATTGGCTCAAATATCTACAGATCTTTATTTGAGCCCAATGATGTTATAGCGGCCGAAGATATTAGATATCACATTGAAACTACCGTCAGACAGAATGAACCCAGAGTCAATTTATTGCAAGTTGATGTATTTTCAAATCAAGAGAATGATTCTATAACTATTAATGTGGTATTTGCGATATTAAGCACCAATCAAATTCAATCACTAGACGTGGTTCTTAGAAGAGTAAGATAATCAGATGCAAAATACATCCATTTCACTTGTATCACTAGACTTCGACACATTTAAAAGCTCACTCAAAACATATCTTAAATCACAAGACAGATTTAAAGATTATGATTTTGATGGTTCAAACATGTCAGTATTGCTTGATATTTTAGCATATAATACATATAAGAATGCTTTTTATCTAAACATGGTGGCAGCAGAGTCTTTTCTTGACTCTGCCCAAATTAGAGATTCAGTTGTTTCAAAAGCAAAAGAACTAAATTATATTCCTAGATCCAGAAGATCCTCTGTTGCAAATTTGAATCTACAATTTGCACAATCAGGTCTACAAACATTTACCATCCCAGCAGGCACTAGATTCTCTGGCCAAAATTCAAATAATACATTTTCGTATATATCAAATCAAGCAGTCATTCTTTATCCAAGTAATGGTTATTTTACTGCAACTGATTTTCCCGTCTATGAAGGTAGAATTTTGACCGAAGCATTTGTTATGGATTATTCTGTGGAAAGACAACGATTCCTTCTTTCAAATCCACAAATAGATACAGACAGTCTTACTATAAATGTAAGTGAAGATAATGGAATTACTTTTACAGAATATACACCCACAACAAGTCTATTCAATCTTACCGCCAATTCAACTGTTTTCTTTATTCAAGGTGCAGAAAATAACAAATATGAAATAGTATTTGGTGATGGTATTCTTGGTAAAAGACCAATGGACAATTCTATTATCAGAGCACAATATAGAGTCACAAATGGTGCAGATGGTAATGGATCCACAAATTTTGTTCTTGATGATAATCTAGGCACAGTAAATGGTCTAGGCAATGCAGTTGTTCCAACTATAGTATCATCAGCTGCTTATGGTGGTGCTGAGAGAGAATCTATAGATTCAATTCGTTATAACGCACCAAGACACTACGAGACACAAGAAAGAGCGGTCACAATAAATGACTTCAAGTCTCTTCTCTTAAGTCAGTTTACTAATATCAAAGCAGTAAATATCTATGGCGGTGAAGATGTAAAGGATTCAGTTCGTTATGGCAGAGTTTATGTAGTTCCGGTCACATATTCTGGTATCGTACTATCCACAAATGAAAAATCAAATATTGAAAAATATCTAAAAGACAGAACAGTACTGGGTATTACACCATATGTAATTGATCCTGAAACTCTTTATTTGGTCGTAAATTCAAATGTCAATTTTGATAAAAAATCCACTGCACTCACACCAACTGATATTGCTTCAATTGTAAAGTCTGCTATTGAGACTTATAATGTAAATACTCTTCTTGATTTCAATATTGAATTCATGCTATCCGACTTCACAACTATGATTGATAATTCATATACAGCAATAAGTTCCAATGAAACCAAGATTCAGTTAAAGAAAATAGCCTCAATTGGTCTAGATCAGGCTGCATATATTGCAATTGAATTTAATAATAAGATTATACCGGGTACTGTTATCAGTAGTGAATTTTCTGCTGGTGGTAGAACCTATAGATATACTGACTACAATCCAAATAATAATACACTTTCAATAGTTCAAAATGCAAACGGCACCACCATAATAAATAGTTCTAAGAATATGTATCTCTGTGATATCACTGCGGTTGGTCAACAGACTTATACAGTAGCAGGAACAGTTGACTACGAACTCGGTCATATTGATTTAAATCTTATAACTGTAAATTCATTAAATGGGAATCTAGGTGTTGAATTTTATGCTACCCCTGCCGCAGAAAATATAAAGGCTGGTAGAAATGACTTGCTCACTATTGATGTGGAATATGGAATAAATGTTATTGCTAGAGAAGAATAATCAATAATGTATATTGATAAACATATATCACCACTTATTGCTGGTCAGTTCCCTGCTTTCTATAGAGATCAGGGTCCTAATTTTATAGCATTTGTAAAGGCTTACTATGAGTGGGCAGAGCAGTCCGGTAATTTCATCGAACAATCTAGATCGTTATTTGATAATCTAGATATTGATCGTACTTCTGCAGACTTCATTAGTCACTTTAAATCACAATATATTTCACTTCTTCCTGATTCTGTTCTGGGAGATAAGCGTTTACTCATGAAGCATATCTTGGATTTGTATAGATCCAAGGGCACACCTAGAGCATATAGTTTATTATTCAGAATTCTATTTGATGAAGATATTGAGTTCTATATCCCAAATGATTATATCTTCAAGGCATCAGATAACGAATGGTTTGTTCCGAAATATATTGAAGTTACCGGTTCACCATATCTTAAGAATCTCATCGGTAAAAGAATATCATCAGTAGGCAAAACAAACTCTGCTGTTGTTGATAATTTTGCTACTGTTGTCCGTAATGGTAAAGAAATAAACATTCTATTTCTTATTGCAATCAATGGAGATTTTAATTCTGGATCCAGAATTATTTGTGATGATTTGTATATTGGAGCCTCTGGTGATTTCATTGACAATTATACTTACTTGCAACTATCTGATGCAGATAAAGCAGGCTATTCTCTAGTATATACAGATACAAATGGTCCCTTCATTACAGGATCTTTAAGTTCTGTTATCATCGAGAATGGTGGTACTGGATTTAGTGTTGGTGATATTCTAAGCATTCAGGGTGGATTTGGTTCTGAAGGTAAACTTAAAGTACTTAGAATCATTAATGATACTAGTGGTAAAGTTTCATTTGCTATTATTGATGGTGGTTCAGGTTATACATTAAATGCAAATGTTGTAGTATCTGGTGGTGGTGGTGCTGGCGCCACATTTAAAGTAGGTGGCCTTGTAGATAAAGAACTTATCTATATTAATACCGATCTTATTTCCACTTATTTCAACACAACTCTTGAATCAAATACTGCAGGTGTAACTCTGGGCATTTCCGGAAATACTGCAGCTTTTTCTGCCACCGGAAACTCTATCACTTCAAGTTCAAATGTTCTTGTGGCCGACGTCACTTCAACAACTTTAAATAAGATTGCTAATGGAACTTATGTCTCAAATACAGCACTTGGTATAAATCTATATGCATATAGATCCGAAGGTTCACTTATCTGGTTTACATCCACAACAGATTCCGACTTAAATAATGCAAATATAGTTGCGGGTGCAATTGTAGGTAATGCAGCACAGAATGCATTTGTAAGTCTCAATACAGTCTGGCCTAAAACAACTGTGACCGGTAATGCTGTTATAGTATCCAGCAATTCCACAACAATAGTAGCAAATACTGTCAACGGTTATTTTATTCCTACCGGGACTGTGAATGATGTTTTCACCATCGGCACAACAAATGTCAATGCTTCGATTACATCCGTAACAAGAAATACAGACTGGAATTTTGCCAATTCTGTAGTTGTTCAAGATAATCTAGATGCAGTCATTGGTCAAGTATTGAATTTTCAAGATATTGAGATTGGAACAATTGCATTCCTTTCAGAACAAAATCCAGGTTCAAATTATATTGAAAATCCAACCGTCACCGTAACCCAACCTGAAGTTTTGGCCTATTTTATTCCAGATGGTAGGGGTGGTTTTAAGGGAAATAATGCAGTCATCAAGGGCTACACATCTTTTGCTAACGGTGTGGTTGCAGGTGCTGAGGTTATTTCTTCTGGATATGGATATATTGATGGTGAAAGTGTAACAGCACAAAGTGATACCACAAATAATTCCATTTCTGTAATTACCGTTGTTGATTCTACCGGTAAAGGTGAAGGGAGATGGAAAAATACTAAGAGTTTTATCTCTGATGTAAACTATTTACAAGATAGCAAATTCTATCAGCAATATTCATATCAAATTCTTGCTCCTAGAATGCTTGAAACTTATGAATCCTTTGTTCGTGATATTGTTCATCAGTCTGGTCTTGCTCTATATGGTAAATATCAACTCAAGGATTTCAAAACATCCGAGAGCACATTTGAATATGCTGCCAATACGCAGACATTTGTGACAGATAATCCAATACTCAATCTAGATTTTACCACACTTACTATCAATTCACTTGCTATTTTCACTAGATTATCCAATGGTTATTATCTAGATGCAAATGGCAATATGACAGTGGCATCAGCAAATACACCTAGATTTGAATATTATTCCAATGGATCATTCCGTGGACTTCTAATTGAATCCCAGAGAACCAATTCAATTAGAAATAATAGTATGACTGGTGCAAATACTACCACAAATGCTCTTCCAACAAATTGGAGTGTTTTTGCTTCAAGCGGTCTTGCTACAAGAGTTTCAGATGTTGGTGTGGTCAATGGTATTGATTATATTGATTTAAGAATTTTTGGAACCACAACAAATACATATTATGTTTTGGCATTTGAAAATAGCGCTATCACTGCAACTGCTTCACAACGTTGGACAGAATCATTCTGGGTTTCTCTGATTTCTGGATCTTTGACAAATATAACTAGTTCCAATATTAATATAAGATGGTCTGGTGGTACTGATTCTGATAGTGCTTTTACACCAACTTCTACATTCACTAGAATTTCACAAACCGCATTGTCACCTGCTGGAACAACTTCTGTTTATCCAGCGCTATATTTGAATTTCTCTTCGGGTGTTTATATTGATTTAACACTGCGAATTGGTATGCCTCAAATGGAAGCAGGTACTTCCATGAGTAGTGTTATCAGAACTACATCTGCAACTGCAACAAGGGCAGGTGATGTTCTTACAGTCAACTCAACTAGTTTCTCTAGCATATATAATGAGATATCCAGGGCTGGTGCAGTCTATATTGATGCTATATTCCCTCCGGTAACATCTTCTAATTTTGGTGTATTTGGTATGAGCAATAATAATGCATTTGCCAATTCTACATATTTTAGCTATTCTACTTTTAATGCACCAATATATTATTGGCAAGGTGGAGTTGCAGTAGCCATAGGTAATACCGTAACACTTCAACCAGGAAGAAATAGACTTGCAGCTGCATGGACTAATAATTCAATTAAAACTTGTTTAAATGGATCAATTGTTGGATTTAACGGCAACACACCTGTTGGATCTCTATATAATACATACAATAGAATGTATATTGGTAATCTTTGGGGTACCAATGATCAATTCAATGGGCACTTTAGACAAGTAAAGTTCTATAATAAAACAAAATCAAATACAGAAATAATTGCTTTAACTTCTTAAGATAGGCATAGTAATGGCGATTCTCACTAATAAACACTCAGTTGATGTGGCTAATTCATTCATCGACGACGTTAAAAACAACAAAAACATGTACTATACTTTCATGGGTCATCCTGCTCCATGGAGCACTGAACCAGTACCTCCTGCAGCCAACGATTCATTGAATCAAGTAGAGCAATCAATTTATTCTGACTTAGTCATTGGTAAACTCATAGGAAATACAGATGTTTCACATGTGATACCAAGATACAATTGGACAAATAATACTGTCTATGCAAAATATGACAGAAACGATCCAAATCTATTTGACAAGCAATTCTATGTGATGACTGATAACTATGAAGTTTATAAAGTTATCGACAATTCATCCAATGGATATTCTACTGTAAAACCATCGCTTATATCTTCACTAGGAACATTTCAGACTGGTGATGGATATATTTGGAAATATATGTATAGTGTGGATTCTACATCAAATACTAAGTTTACATCAGCAGATTATATTCCAGTAGCAACAAATACTGCGGTCTCTGCTAATGCTGTCGGTGGCACTATTGACACCATTTTTGTTTCAAATTCTGGATCTAACTATAACACATATCAGAATGGATACATTTTCAATTATGTAAGTTCATCTGAAATTCAATTGCCAAATACTTCCACCATTTCAAATACTACTACATCAACTGTAGATAATTTCTACAATGGTGCTAGCATTTATTTGAAGTCTGGATATGGTGCTGGACAGATAAGAACTATTTCAGGGTATGTCGGTGCGACTAGACTTATTACAGTAAGTACACCATTTGATGCTTATGCTAAAATTGATCTTTCTAATACCCAAGGAACAATTCAAGCAACTCAAACCGCCACACAAATTATTGATAATATCAATCCACTTTATACAAAAGGATATTTTAGCACCGGTGATATTGTTGTCCAGGTAAATAATGGTGTCACAGGAACGGTTGCATCTTATAATGGCACAACACTTCGTGTCATAAGAAATAATCTTGCAGTTAATTTCTCTAATACATTCCCTATTAGAAATACAAATAATGATGGAGTACTAAAGCCAAGTAGAGTTTCCACTACTGCTGGTTCAAATACTGCATCTGCATTCCAGGCAATATTCAATGCTAATTCTTCTGTAAATAGCACTGCAGATGCTATCAGTTTAGGTGCAAATCAGTATTTTACAGATGGCGACTATGTTTACTATCAAGTAGCAGCTGGTAATACTGCGGTTTCCGGTCTGACAGCAAATACCTACTATTTCATTGTCGGCTCTAATGCCACTCATGTGAAACTATCATCTACTTCTGGTGGTACTGCATGTAATATTACAGCTTCTGCTACTTCTGAATCTGGACATATACTATATGCACCATTATCTAGCAGCTATGCAATCAATGATTTTATCAGAGTGGGAACAAATGCAAATAATAATGTCAGAAGAATAACATCTGTAAATACTACTAGTGTTGCAGTCGATACAGGTTTTGATTCAACTGTTGTTGCAGGAGTTCACTATTCACTCACTAATATTACAATGCCGGCAACTATTACAAATACAACTGCTACCGGTACTGTAAGCAATGTGAATCTAAATTCTGTCAGACTCAATGTAAGTTCTGCCTCACTATTTGGTAAAACTCTAATTGTTGGTGAATCTGTTAAAATGGTGGATTCAGCAAACGTGGCTCAGGGCCCAACAGGTGTGGTTGCTTTTGCTAATACTTCTCAGGTCATTCTTGGTAGTGTCACAGGTACATGGAACTTGGGTAATTATATTTTGGGTTCTTCTTCACTTCAAAGACACTATATTGATCTTGCTGTATCAAGTCCAAATATAGTGGTGTCAAATCCAGTTGGTACATTTGAAGCAGGTCAAAAGATTATATTCAGTGGTAATGGTTCTGGTAATGCTACTGCAACTGCTATTTCCGCAATTCCAAATAGTCTTACCGAATTTGTAATCAGCCCAAGAGTCACTATTACCGGTGATGGTGCTGGAGCACAAGCATATGCAGTAGTAAATACTGCTTCTGGAAGTGGAAATAGTATACAAAGTTTTGTAATGGTCAACCCAGGATCAAATTACACCAATGCAACTGTATCTATTTCAGATGGCACAAATGGCTCAGGCACTGGCGCACTTGTGGTTCCTTCAATTGGTCCCGTCCATGGACATGGATTTGATGCAGTTGAGGAACTTGGTGGTCGATATGTTGGCATTTATACCAGATTTGATACACTTGAAAATGATTCATTCTCATATCCTTCTCATGGATCTTACAGAACAATTGGAATTCTTACCAATCCAATATATCAAGATGTTATTGTGGATTTGAATGCATTTGACCGTGTAAAATTTGTAATAAGTGGTGCTGCCGGCACATATACACCAAATGAAGTGGTTATTAATGCAAATGCAAGCATACAAACTGGCTCTGCAAATCTTTATTCAAATGCAACAGGTATAGTTGTTTTTTCAAATAGCACATATCTTGAATTAAAAAATGTTCGTGGTACTTTCAGTACAACAAGCAATACTGCTAATAGATTATACGGTATTTCCTCTGGTGCAATAAGCACACCGGTGTCATTTGCAAATGCTGCATTTGTAGCCAACTCTTCATTTGCACAAGATGTTGTGACAGGCACCGTAAAAGATGTAATTACAAATAGTCGACTAAGATTGAATGAAGTCAGTGGTATACTTACAACAAATGCAACTATAAGTCAAGCATCTTCAAATGCTTATGCAAATGTGACCGCAATCTATACTTCAAATGGTCAAAAGAATGCTTCAACAAACTACGGTAGATACTTCAATCAAACCTTAAGATTGACTCTCACTTCAAATACTGGGAGCTTCCAAAACGGTGAAACTGTAACACAAGGTGGCGCTAACGGTTATCTTATGTCATCAGTTTATGAAAAAGATTTAATAATCAGTGGTGTGACCGGATCATTTTCAAATGGTCAACAAGTAGTTGATATCACTTCTGGTGCTAACGGCTATGTAATCTTTGCAAATTCAACATATTTAAAGCTCACTGGTGTTTCTAATAACTTGACATTTGGTGTTGGCAACTATATAAATAATAACTTAGGAGCTAATGCGCAAGTCACCGGTGTTTATCCTGTTCTACTTCTATCTGGTATTTCCGGTACCAATACATTTACCGCAAATTCTACTGATATCGTGGGTGGGACTTCTGCAGCACGTGGTCAAGCAACTGATAGTTCATTGATAACATATCCACAACTGGTGAAAAATAGCGGAAGAGTCATGTATCTTGAAAATATAGCGCCAATTAATAAAACACCAGATTCACAAGAACAAGTTAAACTAGTTCTAAAGTTCTAGAGGATTAAATGACACTTCAAATAGATCTTTCCCGTAAGCCATATTTCGATGATTTTGACGAAGAAAAGAACTTTTATAGAGTTCTCTATCGTCCGTCCACAGCTGTTCAGACTAGAGAGTTAAATCAAACTCAGAGTATACTTCAAGATCAACTTGATAAGTTTGGTCGATCCATTTATAAAGATGGATCAGTTGTTGAAGGTTGCTCATTTACATTTGATAATAATTACTTTTACGTAAAAGTAGAAGATAGATTTACCAACGGTTCTATTATTGAATCAATTAGTGATTTGGTAGGATCATATGTTCGTTCTGGTAATAGCACTAGCTATCTGGAATCTATTATAGTAAATGCAGCACCAGGATTGGAAGCTTTAAATCCAAACTATAATACACTTTATCTAAAGTATCTAAATTCCTATACGTATTCAAATGGATCTATAAAGTCTGAATATTCAAATAGTGATATTCTACAAATCTTTTCATCTGCAAATGTTGCAATTGCCAATGTTACAGTAGCAAATACTACCAATTCAACAGGTCGTGGCTATGCTATGACAACCTCTGAAGGTGTAATATTCAAGAATGGATTCTTTGTCAGAGTAGCGCCACAAACTTTAGTTGTTTCAAAATATAACAATATTCCGACAGACGTTTCAGTTGGCTTTGATCTTGAAGAAGATATTATTACAGCAGAAACTGATCCAACATTAGTTGATAATGCCGCTGGTTCACCCAATGAAGATGCACCAGGTGCACATCGTTTAAAGCTTGTTCCATATCTTTCTATTCGTTCCTCATCTGATATTACTAACACCGCAACATTCTTCTCCCTAGTTGATTTCAAGAATGGTCTACCTGTTACAATTCGTACAGACCCACAATATTCTGCATTGGGTAAAGAATTAGCTAGAAGAACATATGAAACAAATGGTGATTATGTTATCAATCCATTTGTTCTTACAGTAGAAAATAAAAGTTCTACTGATGCCAACAGTGCGTCATATCTAAATCTAGTAAGTTCACCTGGTATCGGTTATGTCAAGGGGAATAGAATTGAATTTCTCAATAAAAATGTAACAGATCTAAGAAAAGGTCTGGATACATCTACAATTGCAGCACAACAAATCACTGCAAACTTTGGATACTATGTTAACGTCGACGAATATTGTGGTGATTTCAATAATGATCAAATTGATCAAGTTGAATTACACTCAATTGCAAAGACCGCAATCACAAATAGAACTTTCTTAAGTACTGGTTATTCTTCTGCTTCAAAGATCGGTACCGCATTTGTTCGTGGTTTTGCTTATGATGACGGTACCCCTGGAACACCACGTGGCAAATATAGACTATATCTATTCAATATCAATATGAATTCAGGATTCAATTTTGCTGATGTAAGAAGTATCATCAGATATAACTCTGGTGTCAAAGCGGTAGCAGACTTGGTTCTAGACTATAACGGAACTTTACAGGCTTATACTGCAACTATTCAAGATAATGCAAATGAAATTATGGTCCATCCTTTTGGTCAAAAGGCCATTAAAGCTGATGGGTTTGCAAACGTTCAGTACATCTATAGAAATAGTTCCAATCAGCAGTTCAATACTTCTGGTAGCATGACAATTTCTGTGACAGCAGCAGGGACAGGTTCTGAGAATTTCTACTATCAAGGAACTCTTTCATCAGTTGCAGAAGAATCATTTGTTATTATTCCGACACAGACTAGAATTTCAAGTGCCAATCTAAGCGGCACAGTTGCAATATCATCCACAAGTGCAAATGTTGTTGGAACAAGCACCACATTTGCAACAGATTTTGTTGTGGGTGAATATATCAATGCCAATACTGAAACAAGAAGAATTAATTCAATTGTCAATAACACTTTGATAATTGTCGACTCTGCTTTCTCTGCTACTGGTTCTGGTAAAGCTTACTATAAAGAATTCCCTGCTGGTGTTCCAATTAACTTTGGAACTAACGGAAGAACAATTACTATTTCCGGTAATTCTGCGACATTGAATCTAAACCACAGTATCAATGCCACAATGCAATGTACTGTATATTACGATGTCAAACGTTCTGAAACAAAACCTGTTGGCAAGGTAATTCAAAGAGATACACACATTGCTATCTATACCGGTAATAATGCTGGTGGTACTACTGGTCCATGGTGCTTGGGAATTCCGGACGTATTTAAATTAAAACATGTTTACGTCGGAACTACAAAAGCAAATACAAATCCAGACATGCTTATTGACTTCAATCTGGATAATGGTCAACGTGATTCCTACTATGGTCTATCATATCTTTCATCAAAGAAACCGCTTGCCAATAATCAGTGGCTCCTAGTTGTTGTTGATAACTTCACATTAGATATCACACAAGGTAAGGGCTTCTTCACAGCAAATTCATACCCAATTGATGATGCTAATACCGCAAATACACAGGCAATTACAACAGCACAGATTCAGGTTTATAGTTCTATTGTGACTGGTAAGACATATGATCTAAGAGACTCACTAGATTTTAGACCATATGCCACAAATACTGCTGTTGCAAATGCTACTTCAAATACTGCCGCAACTGTAAATCCTGCAACTGCTGCCGCAACTGTATTTGCTGTGGATCCTGTAAATGGTTCTTATCTTCCTTCACCAGATCTACCTTATCAGTCAACAATTCAATATTATCTCCCAAGAAAAGATAGAGTAAGCCTTACTATTGGTGGGGATATTTTGGTGACAGAAGGTATTTCTGCACAAAAACCAATTGCACCACTCGAAGTGCCGGATACTATGACTATTGGTATCGTTGATATTCCTGCTTATCCTACTTTAACTCCTGGTGATGCTGCAATTGCAAGCCGTTATGATTATGCAGTTCAGTCTTCTATTCAACAGATCAAGCGCTACACAATGGGTGATATTGGCAAGCTTGCCAATAGAATTGATCGTCTAGAATATTATACTTCACTCTCACTAGTCGAACAAGGTGCTAGTTCACTTCTTGTAAGATCAAGCACAACAGGTCTAAATCGTTTCAAGAATGGTATCCTAGTTGACCCATTCAAAGATCATACAATTGGTAATACTAATAATCCACTCTATAGAGTTGCTATTGATTCCACCAGAGGTGAAGCAAGACCATTATTTTCTCAGGGCTTTATAAATCTATATTATGAAGATTCTGCATCAACTAATACCACAAAAACTGGTGATATTATTACACTTGATTACACTTCAGTTGTAAATCAAAGTCAGAATTTTGCTTCAAAGTCATTGAATCCTGCTGTAGGAAATCAATATCATTTCAGTGGAACTATGACGCTGGATCCACCAGGTGCTATTAGCGTTGACGTTACAAAAGCACCAGATGTTATTGGTGATCTAGATCTTTCTTCAAACTGGGTAAATATGCAGAGATATATCTCTGCAGTTTATGGTTCACAGTGGAGCAACTGGACAAATACTCTAACTCCTGCTCAACAAAGTGCACTTACCGCCTCTGCATTCTCCAATCAAGTTGTCACTACAAATGTTCAACAATCTCAGAACTATGGTCGTGATCTTCAGGTTCAGAATACTCAAAGTCTAGTCACAAATGGAAATTACGTCACAAACGTAAGCACACTTCCATATATTCAGGCGGTTCCTGTATTCTTTACCGCAAGAGGTATGAAACCAAGAACAACTCTTTATGCATACTTCAATAATATTCCTGTCACCGAATATTGCTATCCGTTGACTGTGTATACCGGTACTGTCACTACTTCTGGTGGTCATAAGAAAACCGATGATGGTCGCTTTGTCTTTACTGACAAGAATTCTGTGAATTATGCTTATAATAGTCTATTTGGCTATACATATCCTGCAGGTGGTTCACTACAAGCGGATGATAATGGAAATGTCTACGGTATTTTCTTCATTCCTGACTCCACATTTAGAACCGGTGAACTTGAATTTATTTTGACTGATGTTTCAAATCTTGCAAATCTTGTCAATTCTACAACTATATCTCGTGATACATTCTTTGCAACAAATCTATTTGTGCAAACCGCATCAAATAGTCAGATTAGAAATCCAACAATAAATACATCAGAACAGACAAATCAAAATTCACTAAATCAGAATACCAATACACCACCATCAAATGATCCTGTGTCTGCCACACCACCACCTCAATATATTGATCATCAACAATATACAGGTGCTGATGGTGGATGGGTGACAATTTTTGATTATTATACGGTATATACCGATGGTGGTGGATATGCAACTTACTCAGTATATTCAAATTATAATGGTAATCAGGATCTAAGTGCATATCAAGGTGGTGCTAATTAATGATTAACAATAAGGGTCTATAAACTAAATGAATCCTATAGCTCAAACTTTTATAGTCTCCGAGCCGGAAAATGGCGTTGATGCAGTATTTGTTACAGCAATTGATCTTTTCTTTAGAAGAAAATCATCAATCTATGGCATTGAACTTCAAATCAGAGAAACAGAAAACGGAGTACCAACCAAAAAGGTACTCCCATATGCTTCAAAGATATTACAGCCTAGTCAGATAAGCATTTCTGAGACTGCAGCATCTGCAACCAAATTTACATTTGATACTCCTGTAGTATTAAGAGCAAATGTACAATATGCAATTACAGTTTCACCAATTGGTGGCGATCCAAATTATGATATCTGGGTCGCAGAACTTGGTGCAAATGACGTTGCAAATCCAACAGTCCCCATTTATAAAAATAATCAACTTGGGTCTCTATTTGTTTCTTCAAATGATTTAAATTTCATTCAAAGACCGACTGATAATTTAAAGTATACGCTTTATACAGCACAGTTTAGTCAGACTAGTGGTAATGCAGTATTCAGAAATGCAAATAATGATTTTTTCCGTGTTCGTGATATTATCGGAACATTTAGACCTGGTGAACAAATCATGGTCTCAAATGGTTGGTTGGAACTTGCTGCATTAAATCTATCCGGCGCAAATGTCTTTACAATTGGTGAAATGGTATACCAAACATCAAGTGGTTCTTCACCAAATACAGCAGTTGGTAAGGTTTATTTTGCTAATACAACTGTTGTCAAAGTTTCAAATCTAGACGGTGCATTTGTAACAACCGGCAATACTACACTTGTTGGCGCCACTTCTGGTAAAACTTCTGTGATTACAGCTGCATATCAGAATGTTGTGACTACATCCGCAACAAATGTCATCACAGTTCCAGATCCAAGTTATTCAGAATTTGCAAATGGGAATTTCATTGCGATATTTACTGGATCAACTTCAAATGCTCAAATTCTACAAATCACTGCAAATAGCACAGTATCTCGAACTCTTACATTATCCGCTAATGTAAATTTCACAGATTCAGCCGCTAGAATTACAGCAGTTTATGCAAATGCAAGTCTTTATGGTTATCTAGCATCACAGACACGTTCTTATCCCGAATCAACATTTGTTGTTGGTGGTGTAAATTCAAACACAACTGTGAACTTTGCTAATACATCTGGTAAACAATTAATCGGTAGAGATTCTGGTGCTTCTGCTTATATTATCTCTCTGGTGGATATGTATTTTGATTCTGTAACTTCACAATTCACAGAAGCAAAACCAAGATTCACTGAAACAAATTGGGGATTCCAGGGTATTTCAAACACCAAGAATCTAGATGCATCTTATAATTCTGTCAGACAAGATGTGCCATATGAATTCATTGACAGACAGAGAATGCTTATGTCTAGAAGTAATGAACTAAAGGCATCACTTGCTATCGGTGGTACTGCTGGAACTAGTTCATTTAAAATCAAAACCGATATGACCACAGCAAATAATAAGAGCTCACCTTATATTGATACAATAAGAAATCATGCTGTATTCACACACAATATGATTTTCCCTGAAGTATTTCTAAATGGTACTGCACTTAATATTGCTAATTTGACTGGATATTTTGCTCTAGGTGATACTGTGTGGCAAGGAAATTCCACAACAAATACCACCGGTACTGTTGTTATGTCCAATAGCACATTTATTGCGGTGGCAAATCTTGCAAGTAGCAATACACAACACATTGCAGGATTTAATGTTGGTGCAAATATAAACTCCACAAATATTTCATCAAATGGTGTTGCAAATGTAACTGCAGTCAAGGTCTATAATGAGGCTTCATTCCCAACGACAGATCATTCTCGCTATATCTCTAAGAATGTAGTACTTGCTGATAAACAAGATTCTGAAGATCTTATTTGTTATCTTACTGCATATAGACCACAGGAAACAAATATTCTTGTGTATGGTCAATTTAGTTCTGCGGATGATTCCGATCCAATTGCTTCCAAGCATTGGTCTAGACTTTCTGAAAATACTATTTCTGTTGGATTATACAGCAGTCTAGTAAATAGAGATGATTATGTAGAATTAGTTTATGATCTACCAACTTCCATTCAACTTCAAAATAATAATGTCTCAACAAACACCAGCTCTGCAATTGTAAATTTTGTCGGTACAGCAGATAATTCTGGTATTAAACCAGGTGATTTTGTTTACATTAGAGATTTGAGTTATGGTATTACCGGTGTAAGTATTGCCGCAGCAGGTTCTGGATATGCAACTGGTGACCAAGTAAGAATAGATGGTGGTGTGCCTGGCATTTTAAATGCAAATGCAGTACTTAGTGTTGTAGCAAATGCAACTGGAAATGTGGTCGGTCTATCTGTAATATCCAAAGGTAGTTATCCAAATAATCAAAGCCTATCAGCAAATGCCACCGCAAATGTGACTGGTACAGGATCAGGACTTACACTAACCGTAAGCACACTACAGTATGAACAATCTACAAAATTCAATGTGCGCAAAGTTATTTCAACTCCAAATACATCCTCAATTATTCTAAATTCAAATAATTCTTTTGTGACTGGTAATTCTACTATTGGCGCTGGTGCTATTGGTGTGATTCCTGGCCTTGAAACTCAATATGGTGCATTTAAATATGCAAATAACGAAGGTATTATAAGATATACTACTGCAACAGATCAGGTATTTGATAGTTATAAAACTTTTGCTGTAAAGATTGTTCTTGTTTCTAATAATTCTTACATCGTACCAAGACTTAATGATATGAGAGCCATAGCGCTGCAAGTATAATGGAATACTTAAAAGTAAAAGACCACAGAGGTATTGTGCGCCAAAAGGCTTCTAGTGCAATATTAAATGTTGATACTCAATCTCTCCTCCAATACAAAGAGGAGAGATCTAGAATCAATAAATTAAATAATGTATACGAAGAAAATAATAGACTTAAGAATGAATTAAATGAGATTAAATCTTTAATCCAAGGATTATTAACTAGATGATAACTATTTCACCGGTAATTAATACCCAAAGTTTTGGCGTTTGGCTTGAAAGAACAAATCAAGTCATTAGTATCATTTCGCAAAATACTGTCACAGCGGATTCTAGCACCGGTGGCTCACTTACCACTGGTAATTCTTATGTCAATGGATATTTTGGTGCCAATTATGTAATAGTAAATACTGCACTTCGAGGTGGTAATCTCACCACTAGCGCCACACTTCCTATTACATCAAATGCAACTTTTAGCGGCACAGTAAATACTTCTGGTCTAGTTAGTGCACTTAGTGGTATAAATGTAACCGGCACTGCAAATGTAAGTTCAACACTAAATGTCGGTGCAAATGTTACAGTCAATACCA